TTGAATAACCGCCTGTGTACTTGCTTTATCCAGAATATTCCGTCCAACGTTAGTCAGGGTTGTCAGGCTGGCTGTATCATTCCCCGTAAAATACGGAAGTTTGTCTGCCGCAGTGGCAAGGCCTGCCAGTGCGGTCAGTGTGGCGTCGGCAGGTTGTTTTCCATTGGCAAGGTCATATACAGCCTTCACAGCTTTTGGTGTGGCAGCCTGCGTTTCTGACGTGCTGTTAGTGGCGCTGCTGAGTTGCACGGTGCCTTTTACCGTCAGTGAAGCTGCAGGCACATCCGTTATCTGGCTCCACGGGTGCGTGTGACTGACAGGTGCCTTACCTGCTGCAAGGTCATATGCCGCCTTCACTGCCTTTGGTGTGGCAGCCTGCGTTTCTGACGTGCTGTTAGTGGCACTGCTGAGTTGCACGGTGCCTTTTACCGTCAGTGAAGCTGCAGGCACATCCGTTATCTGATTCCACGGGTGTGTGTGACTGACAGGTGCCTTACCTGCTGCAAGGTCATATGCCGCCTTCACTGCCTTTGGAGTGGCGGCCTGCGTTTCTGATGTGCTGTTAGTGGCGCTGCTGAGTTGCACAGTGCCTTTTACCGTCAGCGAGGCTGCAGGTACACCTGTTATCTGATTCCACGGGTGTGTGTGACTGGCGGATGCTTTACCTGCTGCAAGATCATATGCAGCCTTCACAGCCTTCGGTGTTGCGGCCAGTATTTCGGATTCACTGTTGGTCGCACTGCTTAACTGAGTAAAACCTTTTGCGGTCAGCGAGGCGTCCGGGTGACGTCGTGACTGTTCGTGCTCTGATATTTTGTCATCCACATACTTGCGAGTTGCCAGTACTACAGCAGGGTCGATTTTCAGGGTGATATTGTCCGTACTGCTGGTAATCAGCACCATGCGCACGGTCTGGGTGCGCCCGCTGCCTTCAGCCAGTTGCGGTTTATAACTTTCCGGGCAGTTCCCCACGGCAATCAATGCCCCTGACTCATCAAACAGGCCCACTTCACGTATCCACCAACCGCCCTCGTTTTCAGGGATCACCTGTTCAGCAATAATCTGGCTGCTGTTCTGCGGGTCGATATAGAGCATATTCAGCGCAGCCCGGCGTTTCTCATTTACCAGTGCAGTCTGCTTTGCGTCCGGCGTCGGCAATGCTCCGCCGCCATCGCCCACCGCCATATGGGTTATTTTTAGCGGCACACCAAGCGCGGCGGCGCTGGCAAGTTTCGCCGCGCCAATATCCGTCAGCAGGGTATAAAATTTTGTGCTCATGGATTCACTCTCATTGTGTCAATAACATGGACCGCCCCGCCTTCATGCGCGGTGCCGCCGGAAATAATTGTTTCGTTGATATACGGATAGATCGTGATTTCTTCGCCAAGATAGCTGGCGGCTCCCACCCAATGCGGGCCGCTGGTCTGCAGGTTGATGGACATGCCGCTCATGTGACGGCTACATGGTTTGGCATCGCTTATCAGTCGCTCAAGTTCCAGATAGGTATCTTCAGTGATGCCCTGGTCCTGCACGCCGATATCCAGACGAAACGTGCCCGGTGCCTCTCCGGTCTGCCACCACTCAATAATGCGGATCAGAAAGCCGAACGGCTCCACCACCCGCCGCACGGCACTGGTGGTCCCTTTATGCTGATGAATATAAAAAGCATCCTTCACTACCTGGCGTTTGACGCTTTCTGTCCAGCCCTCGTCCCAGCGATCCACAGAGAACGCCCAGGCGAGATAAGGCAGGAAGCTGACCGGACAGGTAGCCGGATTCCACAAGTCACGCAGCAGCACCTGCAGATCAGAAATCCCACTGCAGGTTTGCGCCAGTCGTCGCTCCAGTGAAGTTGAACCCGGTGGTAGCAGACTATTCATCCGTTCCTCCGTTGGTCACGCTCCACTGCGAACATGATGCCGCCTGCGTTTTGTTCAGAACCACATCCGCCAGCGGAGAAGCCAGTTCCACACGTTGAACACCCTCAACATGCAGCGCGGCAAAGATGGCACTACGGCGAATATCCCGACCGAGCCGCGTCTGACTGGCGATGTACCTCTGCAGGCTGACTTTTGCCGCTGCCATTACCGGCTCTGCTTCCGGTCCCGGATAAAGAAAAATGGTGGCTTCCACACGGTACGGGATGATTTCTGCGCTGCGAACCGTCAGACGGTCAGCCACTGGGCGGACGTTCTCACTGTTCAGGCTTTCTCCACCACATCCAGCAAATCTTTTTCTGCTGTTCCGTCGCCTTCACGGCTCAGGATAGTCAGTACCACCTCTGCAGGTGCCGGACTGGTTGCACTGGCATCCGCCACCCGACCGTCGGCGCTTCGGGCATGAAATTCATAAGCGGCAGTTGGTCCCGCAACTGAAAGCCCCTCAAAGGCTGCAGGCACACGCAGGCGTAACGCTTCATCGCTTTCCATCACTGCTGCAACGGGCGGCACAGCGTTATTATCAGCAGGCGTCACCGTCAGGCGTTTCACGTTGTAGTTGGCAGCGATCTGGTCAAGATCGCCGCCCATCGCGTAAGCCACCATTACCGCCTGCGCGGCTTCGTTAATGCGCTGGCGCAGAAGCAACTCACGGTAAGCGTTCTCCTGCAACAATTTGGTGACGGGTTCAGATTCCAGTTCCAGCGTGCGGATCACTGCTTCCTGCTCATCTTTCGGATGAAGCGCCACAAATTCTGCCTTGCGTTCGGCAAGCAGCGTCTCAAAGTCCGGCACATCCACAATCTGCGGTGCAGGCAACTGCGAAAGGTCAATCACTGCCATTCTCTGCTCCTGTTGATACTGAAAGGGACACAGGCACACCGTTATTCCGCCGCCCGGTCAGCTCCACCACCATTGAACCGTCAAAATTGCTGTTAATAGTGATGGAATCCAGCGTCAGCCGTGGCTCCCAGCGACTCAGTGCCACATACACAGCCGACATAACCTGCAGGCGTAACGCCGGATTTTGTGGCTGATCTATCAGTGCCGACAGCAGGGAACCATATTCCCGACGGGCAATGCGGCTACCCTGCGGCGTCAGCAGAATGTCCCGCACCGACTGGCGCAGGTGGTCAATATCAGTAATGGCTTTACCGCTGGTATTGTTCATCCCGCTATAAAGCGTCATACCGGGCCTCCGGTTGTGTCGCCGCCTTTCAGGACGCCAGTATGCTGATGCGCATCAACCACGATCCCGTTAGAACTCATCGCTCCGCCGCCCTGGGTAACGCCACCATTGATCACCACTTCGCTGTTAATGCGCGTGCGGTCAGCCTCCAGAACAAACTCACTGGTTTTCAGGGTGATGTTGCCAGCGGCCTCAATGACCATTGATTTGATGCCCCTGACATACCAGCGCCCGGTGGCGGGTTCGTATTCAAACCAGCCACCGTCAGGATGTTCTGTCACGCAGGCGTCCGCCGACGTCGACGGTGGCGCGAACTGATTCGAATAGATAGCGGGTAACGCAAAGGCTGTTTCCAGATTGCCGCCCAGACTAAGCAGCACCACCTGCTCACCTTCCGATGGTCGCCACCATGTGCGGGCATTCCCGGCACGCAGCGTCAGCCAGCTGATCCAGTTGGTTTCAAGCTCGCCCGTTTTCACCCGGCAAAGCCAGTTCTCCCGGTCCACTTCGGTGACTACCCCAGTGCGGATCAGGTTGGTGATAAGGCGCATGATTTCGGTTAGTTGTGCGTTCATAGGGTTAGGTTGCACGGACCTTGAATCTATGGCATCAATACGTCCTTGTGTGGTAAATGACACAAATACAATTCCAATCGAAGAAAGGTAAAAGAATGAGCCATCCAATTGATTATTACGCTATAGAAGAACACGCAAGAATAATTGAGCAATTATGCTGTTCATCTGAATTTTATTTACAGCGTATATATTCCACACAGAAAGTATATGATGGTTCTATAGTAACTGAATTTGAAATGGAGGAGTTATCGTACAACGGATGGTTGGAATATACCATTAGCAACAATCTTATTAGCCTTTGTACAAAACTACGAATTCTCCAAGACACTAATGAACATGAGTGGAACCCAGATTACTCACCTGAGAAAGAAGCATTTGAAGAACATGAAAATATACTTTTTGTTATAGATGGTCATGTTAAAGGTTCTATACGCGAATGCTGCAATAAAATTATTCACGCATTAAGTTTTGAGTTAACAAAAAAGACCGGCAAAAATGGAATAAAATATTGGGATGGTTCTATTATTGCTTCTGGGGTTCAAAACAAAAAAAACTGGAAAATTAAAATAGACCTTTTCCCTTTTTGCCAAAGCATAAAAAGTTATTTAAGTTTATTAAGTGCGTAAACATTCTAATTTTTCATCAAAAAATACTTTAAAAGTAAATCTCTTACTTCATTTTCAGTATGTTCATTTAAACCCAGCAATTTTCGGGATGGATACTTAATGACTCCCCCCTTTGGACTGACGCGATCGCGCAGGCCGTAATGATGAACGCGGGCAATGCGCTGCACCTTACCTTCAAACTGTACGCTGGCAGAATCCGCGCTGGCGGCGGTTTTCAGGTATTTTGTGGTGCGCAGCTTTGCAAACATCTGACGTTTGATGCGCCCTTTTTTACTTCGTGCTGTTACCCGTCGCGGTTCATAGCTGCTGCCGTCAGGGTTGCGCTGCATCCTGATATTCTGCTGCTGTGTCCGGCGCAGTTCCTGCGCCAGCTGGCGCATCATGCGGCTTCTGGCGGCTGGTTCCAGATTCGCCAGCAAGGCACTCAGCCAGTCGTCCACTTTCTGCAGTTCAGCCACGTTTCACCGTCCACATTTCTTCAGGTTCATCGGGTTCCGCTACAGCTTCAACGCTCGACACACTGCCGTCAGTGCTGACCAGCACACGTTCCGTCAGTTGCAGGTTAAGGCTGATATCACAGACATCGTTGCGCAGAATATCCACCTCAAAGGTGAATAGTTTTTCCCGTAACGCCGGGTTATTGATGGCATCGGGCTGGTTATCCCTCAGCCACAGCAAAACCGGGGCCATCAGCAGATTCTGGTCGCCGCTGAAATCCTCAATCACCGCGTTCAGTGTGTAACGGTACTCCCACGACATGGAGCTGGCCCCCGTGGCAACCAGCGAACCGTTATCCACAAACAGATGCAGTTTGTCCGGGTTATTGCGGACATAAGGCACCGCTTTATTGAGGGCGTGGCGCAGGGATTGTGGTTTGTTCACTGTTTCGCTCCTGACACGCAATAATCATGTCCACTTTGTCTGCACAGACCGCCCAGGCGGCCTCCGTTTCATCCAGCAACGCATTCAGATCACCGTTAGTGCGTGGTGCTGCCTGCTCCAGCCGACACGGCGTCACTCGCGGACAACCACTGACGGTAAGCTGCACCTCCGGTGAGTGCCGGACGTTCCCGCAGCCGGATAATGTCAGCAGGCAAAGGAGTATCAGCCCAGTGGCGTAAATCCTCGTTCTCACGTTTCAGTTCCTCGATCCGGCGTTGTCGTTGTCTCAGCTGTACGCTGGTCTGTTCTGCTTCGGCATAGAGCCGCGCCTGCTCCCGGTTATTGGTTTCAGTCAGAATGGACAGGCTGATAAGCTGGCTGTTGCTCTTTGCCAGTGCCTGGCTTTTGCTCTGCAGCTTGTTTGCCTGCGTGCTGATGGTCTGGCTGGCATCAGCCAGCCGCCACGTCTGCCAGCCCAGCGCCGCCAGTAATAACGCCAGCACAACCAGCAGCAACCGGTTCATGCTGATACCTGTTGCGCCATCTGATTACGGGTCATCCAGAAGGCAATAACGGTCAGCAGATAAAAGACCAGGGTAATAGCCCACCCCGTCCAGGCGAGACTTACAACAATCAGCAATCGCATCACCCAACTGGTAAATACATTTTCTTTTCGGGTAATTGTCTTCAGCAAAGATGCCCTTAACTCCTGCCAGAGCGGGCCATTCTTAATTAACGCAGCCAGTGCTACCGGAATTACCGCCCATGTCAGCAAACAGGCTACCCAAACGCCGGACGCTGACAGTACCGGAAAAATCCCCTGCGGATACACCATTGCTGCGATTAACAGCGCCATCCATAACATCAGAAATAGTCCGCTGATTAATTTCTTTTTCATTTCAGTTTGCTCCCTGTAAACACCAGGCCATCTCCCGCGCACGGCGGTTATCCAGCCCCTGATTAAACACACCTTTTACATAAACCCAGCGCGGCAACTGTCGGCACGCATCCGCCCAGCGCCGCTGATTGAGCAATTTCACCAGCGTGGAACTACAGGCATTGCCCGTCCCCACGTTGAAGGCAAACGACACCGTAGCGTCATACACCTTCTGTGGTGGCTGTTGCTTCACACACCTTTCCAGTGCCCGCTCCACACGCAGCACGTTGGAGATCAGCCTTCTGCTGCCTGTCGTTCCGTGATTGTTTTGCCGGGAATGACGCCCGATGTATTACCAATGCCGTCGGTCCAGACACCCGCGCTGCACTGATACGGCTGCAGACGACAGCCTCGTAATCGGCAATCAGTTTCAGCCCCTCCACGGAGGTGTGAAGCTGCTGAAAACCCGGCAGCGTGGCAGCAATAGCCAGCACGGCCCCGACAAGGCAGCGTTTAACGATTGATGGATTCATAGCCCTCCCGCGAGATCTGCCCGTCGCGCAGAAGCTGGTAGGCTTTGTGCTTGTAGTACCAGTTGATAGCCAGCATCAGCACACCAATCATCAGGCCGCCCAGCGTTGAGGCATCCTTGATGGACAAATCGCCCAGCCAGGCCAGCACGACGGCGATGCAATACGTGATAAAGGTGCTGATTCGCTCAAGCGTCATAATTCAGTCCCATAGCTGGACGGTCTGCACGGTGGTGGTGGTCGGAATGTCCGGCAGCTCCACCTGCAGCCCGTGAGGTAAAAAGGGGCCGTATTCGGCAAGCCCCGGATTTGCCTTCAGTACCTGCTCCGTGACACCCTGCGTGCGCCCGTAATGACGCCAGCAAAGCGCGTCCACCGTGTCATACTGATGCGCACGCACTTTCATCAGATAAGCTCCACTGTGCAGTGCGGCGCATCCTGTACCCGGCTGATGGCCCAGCGTGCGTCACGCCACAAATCACCGCTGGATTCCGCCAGTTCCTCGCCTCGCTTCACACCGGATGCCGTGGCGTCATAGTCCTGGTATCGTTCGTTGAGCATGGCGCGTGCCCAGCAGTAAACCGCGTTGAAATAGTGCTGAATGCGCTCACTTTTGCCGTCCAACTGTTCCGCCGGAACCTCAGCCAGCGACACATACCCCAGCATCTGCTGACGTCTGCGGAACTCATACAGCTCTGCGTTGACCTCCGAAATTGCCGACAGCGCAACCTGCTTTAAACGCGGCTGCGTCACCGTGCCGTCAGTGCGCATGACACTGCGAAACTCCGACAGGTCCACATCAGGCCAGAACGGCGTATTTCTGATGATTTCCGCCTGTTCCGGTGCCTGTTCTGGCGCAACAAACTTCATGCTGCTTTCTCCTGAAATAGAGGGCGGTGGACGGGGTTTTGATGTGGCAGTGCCTTTCGCCACCCCGTGCCGCCCGTGCGCGGGGGCACGTTCTGTCAGCGGCTGTCATTGCGCAGTCTGCGCTCCAGCTGCTGTTTGTCTTTTTTCACGCCACAGCGGGGATCGAGCTGTAACGCATGGTTGAGATGATTAAGGGCGGAAGCCGGATTGCTTTCACTCAGGACAGCGCCAATCGCTTTATGCAGACGCGCCCGTGACTGGTCCGGCATATCCAGACCGTCTATCAGCTCCAGCGTCTGCAACAACAGATCGGCATCAAAGCCGGTGGCGGCAAGCATTGCGCTCTGCGCGGCGTCTGCCATTTCCTCTGCCAGCACGGTCTGCACATTGCGGTTACCCAGTGGCATCACCCAGCCATGACGCAGGGCATGACGCCCGATCTCCAGCGCCCCGGCATAATCTCCGGCATCAATGCGCCACAGCATCACGTACATCAGTACGTCATCCTGTTGAGTGCCTCCGGCAGCCAGGACGCCCTCTGCCCAAGCGGCGTACTTCGGCAGCAGCTCCACCTTTATTTCCGCTTTTTTCACCGTGGACTGAACGCCCTTGAGACGGCGGCGGTCTTCCGCCAGTTGCAGCAGCATCAGGTCATAGCCCGACGCGTGGCGAACACTGCCGCCCTCGCGGGCGGCCTGTTCAGCCTGAACGCGCAGGCGATGCTGCCGTGCGGGACTCAGGCTCATGGGTTACGCTCCGGCTTCTGCTGCAGCGGCGCTGAAATCGCCAATCTGGATGTTTTCCACCAGTGCGGCGCAGCGGTAGTCCTCAACCACATAGGCTTCATTAACGGATTCAAAGTTTTCAATCCGGTCACGTTTCGGGTTGTCGATAACTGAGCGGCGGCGGGTGTCTTCCTGCCAGTAGATGGACAGGTTATCCAGACGGGTGATCAGCAGTGCATTCGGCGGGAAGAACGGCGCACGCACGGCCTGCAGGCCACCCATGCGTTTCTGACTGATGATCATATCGGCAGCCAGTTTTTCACTGTTTTCCTGCTCTTTGTTGACCAGCGGGAAATACTTGTCAGACAGCAGTTCACGACCGCAAATCACCACCAGATCGTCATCGTCCTGGTAGACCACGTCGATAAGCTCATTGACGGCATCCATCACCACGGCGTCCAGGTTGGCATATTCGCCACCTTTCCCGACTTTCACCGCACCCGGTGTGGTTTCACCGCCCGTGGTGGTGCTACCCATGACGTGATCCGGTGCATCTTCACGGATTTTCTGCAGCCAGCCTTTGTTCACATCTTGCAACAGCGGGTTTTCGCTACGGTTGGAGGTTTTCGCACGCTTCACGCCGTTAAAGCCGATCATGATGCGGTCCAGTGCCTGACGTTTCACGATGGCGTCACGGATACGCACCTGGAAATCCTGAAACTTCGCCCACAGGTCCAGCTTCGCGTAGGTCAGTACCGTGTCAAAGTTGGTCTGCTCGCATTTGTATTCCACATCGACCATCAGCGTCGGATCGACAGGTTCACGCTCTTTCGCGGTGGTATCAGTGGTTCCGGCAATGGTGCTGCCAACTCCCAACCCCAGCAGCTGACCGGACTGCTCAGTCACTGGCGCGACGTTAATCAGCGTCAGGAAAGCGGCGGACTGCTGGATCTGGTCTTCCAGCGTCTGCTGTACAGACGGCTCCACGGTGAACTTGCTGGACAGTTCTTCAACTGCCACACCGTTCAGACGCGCCAGCTGCTGCAGGTAAGCGTTAAAAGCAAAGCGGGTATTCTTCTTCATCAGGTTTTGTGCTCCATCAGCAATTGGTCAGAGTGTCAGCGGGGGCGTTGCCGCCTGTTGCACGCTGGCGGTAGTCCTGGCGCCTGTCTTCATGGCTCAGCTTGTCCACCAGTTCATTAAAGGCGGTCTGCTGTGCCTGCAGGGCAGTCTCCAGCTCAGACAGGCGTTCTTCCTGCTCAGACAGGGATTTTTCGGTGCGCGTACTCAGGTTCTGCTGCTCGGTAGCGACCAGTTCCACGGCCTTATGCACATCAGAGAACCGGGCATCATCGGACTGCTCTTTTTTGGTGAACAGCGCCGTGACACGGGCAAACAGGGACGGTTTGTCATCCTGGATTTCTTCCAGTTCGATCACCGTTTCCTCTGCAGCGGTAAAGAGATTGGCAGGATTCTGCTTGCGGTTTGCCAGCGGGTTATGGGCTGCACTGGCGCTGAATGTCAGCATTTCCGTACCCAGACTGGCTGGATCATCAGTGGCAGCCAGGCCGACCAGGTAGGCTTTGCCCGTATCAGCAAACTTCGGGCTGACTTCCATAGAGGTGAATAATTTCTGGCCTTTTTTCACCAGTTCCACCAGGGACTCCGTTGGCTCAACGTCGGCATACAATGCCATCTTGCCTGCCAGCGAACCTTCCGTAATTTCTTCAGCAAACAGCGCCGTCACCTTGCCGTAGCGGTTAAAGGTGCTGTCCGGCAGATAAGACTTGATGTGCTCAAGGTTAATCAGCGCGGTATACACCGCCGGGTTGTAGCTGGCTGCCATCTGTTCCAGCCATTCACGCTGGATTTCGCGTCCATCGGTGGTGGCACCTTCCACCCCGATGCGAAAACGCTTTGCTTTCACTGTCATGAGCCGTGCTCCGTTAGAAAAAACTTACTGGAGCCTTATGGTTGCGGTGATGGGGGCAGTGAAACAATGCGCGGTATTTGTACCGACAACCACACAAACCGCAGGCGGGGAAAGCCTTCATTCAAGGCTGTAGGTTTGTGCCATGAACACCACACTGACACCCGCAGATCTCGATCCCCGTCGGCAGGCCATGCTGCTGTACTTTCAGGGATACCGCGTCGCCCGCATTGCTGAAATGCTGGGCGAGAAAGTTGCAACCGTTCATAGCTGGAAAAAACGCGACAAGTGGGGTGACTATGGGCCGCTGGATCAGATGCAGCTCACCACCGCCGCACGCTACTGCCAGCTCATTATGAAGGAGCACAAAGAAGGGAAAGATTTCAAAGAGATTGACCTGCTGGCGCGCCAGTCGGAGCGCCACGCGCGCATCGGCAAGTTTAACAATGGCGGCAACGAAGCCGACTTAAACCCTAACGTCGCCAACCGCAACAAAGGCCCGCGCCGTCAGCCGGAAAAGAATGTTTTCACCGATGAACAGATTGAGAAGCTGGAAGAAATCTTCCATTCCTCCATGTTCAACTACCAGCGCCACTGGTGGGAAGCCGGAAAAACCAACCGCATCCGCAACCTGCTGAAATCACGCCAGATCGGCGCGACCTTTTACTTTGCCCGTGAAGCCCTGATTGACGCTCTGCTTACCGGACGTAACCAGATTTTCCTTTCCGCCAGTAAGGCACAGGCCCACGTCTTTAAGCAGTACATCATCGACTTCGCCAAAGAAGTCGAGGTGGAGCTGAAAGGCGATCCGATGGTGCTTCCTAACGGGGCCACGCTTTACTTCCTCGGCACCAATGCCCGCACGGCCCAGAGTTACCACGGCAACCTGTATCTGGATGAATATTTCTGGATACCGAAATTCCAGGAGCTGCGCAAAGTGGCTTCCGGTATGGCTATTCACAAAAAATGGCGACAAACCTATTTTTCCACGCCATCCAGTCTGACACACAGTGCTTATCCGTTCTGGTCCGGTGCGCTGTTCAACCGTGGGCGCAACAAAGCCGATAAGGTGGACATCGACCTGTCCCACAGAAATCTGGCCCCCGGCCTGCTGTGCGCAGACGGGCAATACCGCCAGATAGTCACCGTGGAAGATGCGGTGCGCGGCGGCTGTAACCTGTTCGACCTTGACCAGTTGCGCATGGAGTACAGCCCGGACGAATACCAGAACCTGCTGATGTGCGAGTTTGTGGACGATCTCGCGTCCGTGTTCCCTCTCAGCGAGCTGCAGGCGTGCATGGTAGACAGCTGGGAAATCTGGACCGACTTTCATGCACTGGCGCTGCGCCCGTTTGGCTGGCGCGAAGTGTGGATCGGTTATGACCCGGCAAAAGGTACGCAAAACGGCGACAGCGCCGGATGCGTGGTGGTGGCACCGCCAGCCGTGCCGGGTGGTAAGTTCCGCATTCTTGAGCGTCACCAGTGGCGCGGGATGGACTTCCGCGCCCAGCTGACGCCATCAAAAAACTTACCGAGCAGTACAACGTGACTTATATCGGTATCGACTCAACCGGCGTTGGTCACGGGGTTTACGAGAACGTGAAAGCGTTCTTTCCTGCCGTCAGGGAGTTTGTCTACAACCCCAACGTTAAAAACGCCTGGTACTCAAGGCCTACGACATTATCAGCCACCGCCGTCTGGAGTTTGACGCCGGGCACACCGACATTGCGCAGTCATTTATGGCAATCCGTCGCGCAACCACCGCCAGTGGCAACCGCCCAACCTATGAAGCCAGCCGCAGCGAAGAAGCCAGCCACGCCGATCTGGCCTGGGCAACGATGCACGCACTGTTTAACGAACCGCTGCAGGGCGAGTCCGCCAATACCAGCAATATTGTGGAGATTTTTTGATGGGAAAGAGTAAGAAAAACCGCACTGCGGCGACGAATCAGATCCAGCATAAAAACCAGACTACAGCCGAAGCATTCAGCTTCGGCGATCCCGTTCCTATTCTGGACCGCCGAGAATTACTGGACTATGTGGAATGCGTACAGATGGACCGTTGGTATGAGCCGCCCGTCAGCTTTGACGGACTGGCGCGCACCTTCCGCGCTGCCGTGCATCACAGTTCCCCGATTGCAGTAAAGTGCAACATTCTGACCAGTACCTATATCCCTCATCCTCTGCTCAGCCAGCAAGCTTTTTCGCGTTTTGTGCAGGACTATCTGGTATTTGGCAACGCCTATCTGGAGAAACGCACGAACCGCTTCGGTGAAGTGATCGCCCTTGAACCTGCGCTGGCAAAATACACCCGACGCGGATTAGACCTGGATACCTACTGGTTTGTGCAATACGGTATGACAACCCAGCCGTATCAGTTCACGAAAGGCAGCATTTTTCATCTGATGGAACCGGATATTAATCAGGAGATCTACGGCCTGCCCGGTTATCTTTCTGCCATTCCGTCAGCCCTGCTCAACGAGTCCGCCACGCTGTTCCGTCGCAAGTATTACATTAACGGCAGTCATGCGGGCTTTATCATGTACATGACCGATGCCGCGCAAAACCAGGAGGATGTGAACAACCTCCGCAATGCGATGAAAAGCGCCAAAGGGCCGGGCAACTTCCGCAACCTGTTTATGTACTCACCTAACGGCAAAAAGGACGGGCTTCAGATTATCCCGTTATCAGAAGTCGCAGCGAAGGATGAGTTTCTGAATATCAAAAATGTTAGTCGCGATGACATGATGGCGGCACACCGCGTTCCACCGCAAATGATGGGGATTATGCCTAATAATGTCGGGGGATTTGGGGATGTGGAGAAGGCTAGTAAGGTTTTTGTGATAAATGAATTAATTCCTTTGCAAAAACGATTTAGAGAAATTAATGCATGGCTCGGGGAAAAACTTATAGAATTTTCTCCATATGAGCTTAACTAAAATATTAGTTGCCAGTACCGTATTGTTGCTACTGGCAATTGTAATAAAATTACAAATATGTGTTGCTATGTAGAGATGTGTTTATTCCATCTTTTATCTCAATTTTTGACGAAGCATACTCATCATTCGCACTATCATCTATATCAAACTCATCTTGTAGATGAAGTGACTCATTTAACGGTTTATAAAACTCACCCATCATCATTTTGTAATGGGCAGTATGCTCACTACATTCAAATATCTTCTGAAAAACAATTAAATATTTTTGCACAGACTCCGTATCTAAATTCATATAAAGATCATCACCTGCAAAATGGGAACCATCATTAATCCATGACACTAAAGATTTAAATATGATTTTTTCATCACCATAAAAATGACACTCAAGCTTCCTAATATCCATCCCACCTAATATCTTAAAGTAATTCTCCAAAATCCTTCGCATTGTATTTTGTATAGTATTATTATTAATGTCTGTTCTTCTCAATTCGCACCAGAGCAAATCATAAGACGTTTTTATTGGGTTTGATTCGCACTTTTCAAGATATGAAACCTTCCCTTTTTTCCTTACAATCCAAAAAGTCTCCTCTTTCATTGCTTGATTACCGGATCTTTTGGTATTAAAAGTCAACTCTTTATGAAAATAAATATTATGAGTAAGGAATATAATTTGCTTAATATTTCCTTCATCCTTACGAACATCCTCCATTAAATCTTTAATCAACGAACTTACAATAAACAGAATATCACTATCTAAACTTGAAATTGGATCATCAAATACTACAACACGATCATCTAAAACACCTGATGCATTATCACTCCCTCTAACAAGGCTATAAAAGTACAAAAAAGTGATAAATGTCTTTTCTCCCTCACTAAGGGTTGTACGAGCATTATCTCCACTATCTCTTACTATCATATAATGCTTTTTATCTTCGGAGGGTTTTAAGTAAAAATTTTTGAAGCCATAAGAGTCCAGAATCTTGTTAATTTTTGTAATAGTTGGAAGAGTACTGGTTTTATTAGACTCAATTGCCTCAATAGCCGAAGTATTTAACATTAACTTCTTTTTGTCTTCTTCTATCCCAGATTTAAGTCCTTGTAACGTCCTATTAAATTTATCAGATTTGCTACGGTAAGAAGTTATTTCAGACTTTAACTCCACCTTTACGATATATGCCCATATCTGCTTAGAAAGATTACTAGCCTCTACCTTTCTATTACTATATATTTTGTTATTATTATCTATCAATAGATTTGAATCATTCAAAAAAGAAATAAAATCATCAACAACTTCACTTAAGTCACTAAAATGAACTGATTCACTTAAAAAATTGCGTTTATTTTTTGCCAATTCAAAATTCTTGTTTAATTCAGATAATACTATCTTAGCCTTATCCTCAAACACTTCATAATTTATGAATGGAGATTTAATCGCCCTTATATCATCTATCGCCTTCAAGATATTATTAAGTTGATATTCATATTGTAAAACCAATGCATCGATTTCTCTTTTTTTTAACTCATATGTTTTATCAAAATATGATGAAAGATTATCAAATATATTATCATTTACATCCTGCTGGCAGAATGGGCACTTGGGATTAGATTTGCTGAAATATGTTAAACCCTCCTTAACCCAATCACTGTTATTGAGCATTGTAATTAAGTCTGAAACACTAACGTCTTTTTTCCCTAGAATACGCTCACTCCAAATTTCCCTACTTAAAATATCATCTATCCCATTGAAGGATGGAATTGTAATTGATACATGTGATGTCAATTCAGTAGAAAAAACAATTTTTGCTTTCTCAATTAACTCTGCTATTGAGCAAACTTCTGATGTATTATTTTCATACTCAGCCAACACTCTGGCTTTAAATTTTTCACTACTATTCCTTAATCCCTCAAAAGCCTTTGAGAACACATTGTCATGTTTTACTTTTTGCTTCCAACATGAATCTTTAAAAGATTTTTCATGGTCTTCGATTTTTTTAATAACGCCTAATTCATTATCACCACCATCTATTAACTTTCCCTTTGCTATAATAGATTCCATTAGCTTATTTTTTTCTTCTTTAAGAGATATTAGTTTCTCTTCATCCTCCTTAAGATCGCTACCAAGGGTAAATACACCTTTAATTTTATCTTGACTAAAATTTCTTTCAACAAAATCTTTATTATATACGTAGCTTATTAAAGATATATTATTTTTCCATTTAATCGGACATGTTGGATATTGTTCAGGGTCATTAATAATTTTACTTATAGTTGTTTTACCTGCACCATTAGCTCCATATAAATAGTTAAATTTAGAAAGTCCATGTAAAAGCTGCGTAGGGCCATTATATGAGCCTACCTTGTCAATAACTACCTCTTCAATCATCCTCTAATCCTCAAAAAACAGATTAATCCTATCAAATCAATGATAATAGAAGACATTACTTACCTAATTACAAGGTGATCATTTATACAGCTGTAAATAAATCAGGCTAATCATCTATTTGTCATAACGCGCGCTCGTATCCCCGCCACGCCTGCCCGCTTTGTGTAGTGGTTTTCATGCACCTGCATGACATAAGTAAAAGCCCGCCAGAACTGGCGGGACTGAGCAAAAACGATCCTTTTGCGATCATTCATTTTCATGCGCTATAGTCATGCAACAAACGCATACGAACCATATGGTTAGATTACTCATCAAGTCAGATGGATTTTCAGGCAGATTGCCACAGCAATTGTAAAGGAGCGAGATTGAAATGGGTGGAGAGACTTCGGCTATACAACGAGTCGCGGGTAAGATTTCTGATGATATTTTCTCAGTGTTCAAATGGGATCGTGCCGCTAGAGCGGACATGAATTGGGATTGTTGCCAAGAGGCTCATTCCAAGAAAACACATCCAAGCGATGTTGTATTTTTCTACATAGATCCATATGAGGAGGAAATGGTCTATCTCAACACAGACCTCAAAAGCTATGCAGAAGGTACTATTGGGAAAAAAATAGTCGAGGGAGCTTTAACATCGCTTGCTTTAGCTACCGAATGTGCAAATGTCAGTGAAGAATGGCGATTGAAATATGTTCATGATGATTCTTTAGGTTATAACGTAAGAGGGTTATTATTCTTATATAACCATGATAATTTATATGATAAAGACTTCTATGAGAATATTACAAAAAAATTAGATCACTCATCTATAAATTGCCCTCCAAACATCAAACTACATTTGCTTGACCCTTATAAAATATCAGATTTGATAAACATATCTTCTGACATAACTAAGTTAATTGGTTCAGGAAAACTTCCTCAACCTGATAAGTTCACATATTATTATCCAGATCTTTCCCTAACAAGAATAAAGCACCCTATTAATCAGACAACACCTGCAACAATTGAATTATTAACATCACCATACATTATAATAAAGCATGAGGCTTTCAGTTGGCTCAGGGATAAAAACCCTGAGGGATATGTTGTTTATTACAATCAACCGGGGGATTCAGTAGACGAATTCGTTTACTTCTTTGATATGTTATCAACTTATCAGATATTAACCGAAGGTAAACCAATCGTATTACGCCATTGTCACATTCACCCAAATGAAAATGCCATTCATCATTTTGAAAGAGCGAAAAAGAAATACAGCACAGACTGGCTCTTAGGCGAGGATGAAAGACTTTTTCTTAAAATTGACTTCGACAAGACAGACAAAATTGTTGTTGAATATAATCTTGAACAAATCGGCATGGAGCAACGATAATGGCTAAAAAACTATATTTCGCAACTGATAAAAATATTTATGATGCATTACATCATAAAAGGATAACCGCTGCAAAGTTGCATGAATTATTGTTGAATCGAGGTGTGTTTTTATCACCAGAACTCGACAAGGAAATACTAATCGAGGAAATATCCAAACTTCCTCACGGATTTAATGAATTAGAACACATAAAAAAACTGGTCAAAACATATGACCCAAGGGAAAGCACTACTAGTGTGAGCTTCCAAACCTCAACAAATCAGGCCGAATTAAAAAGTGCTGCTGAAGCACTAAAAAAAACATGCTCCCCTAGTAAAGGTCAAAGCCTGAATATTGTAGCTAAAAAAGATGGCTCGCTTACAGTAGAATACAAATATGAAGAAATAGACCTGTCTAAAACTGCATTACGTCAGATCGACAAGCGGAATGTTATAATAGAACTTCGCCCTGGAGCTGACAAAGTTGAAGTACGTATGCCTCAAAACCCCGAGGCAAAAAAAGTTATTGAGAGCTTGCAAAACGAGCTATCTAAAATCAAGTCCGAACCTATCGAGCGCTTCGAAATATCATTACTAGCAATAACTGATCCTACATTGCGAAGTCAGTTTTTTCAGGAATTAATGAATGGTCTACGCGGTTATGAGACTGATGACGTAACAAAAGTCGAATTAAATCGCAGTACTGATGCTAGTGAGGATGAAGACAAGGAAGAAACTATTGATACCGGATTTGTTAAGAAAGCCGTCCTTAATGGTGAAGGGGTAAATAGTTCAGCTATATTTTCTCAACTACATGAGAAAGGTTATTATATCGGGCGTATTGCATGGTCTTCAAAGCCGACAAGTGGAATTGGAGACAGAATCAACGTCGAAGCATTTTTCAAAGACTCAGAAAAATGCTGTGACTTTGCCTATCAAATTAAAGGTATAAACAATCAAAAAGAAGACGGTTTCAATGTAACCATTCGCGCGGCAACAGCACAAGAGAAAAAACATATTAGTGAATTAATTGAGTCCGCCGCTGAAAATGCCTATAATATAATAATAGGATCAGAGGTGAACGAAGATGAAAAAGGTTAAATGGCTTAAGTTAAACATACGGCTTGAGTTTGAAACAGCCGTTAGACGTCTTTCTCTTGATTCTTTTACAGAGGATAAAGGGAAAGGGTTCATTTTTGATAAAATACGCCATGATTTTGCAAATGGTCGCTTTGTCGAGCGTATTGTTTATCATGATAAAATATTAAGCTTTGACGGAAGCGAAACTACCGTTGAAAGAATCGAATATCGCACCACAAATTTTAGCGTGGCTTTAGACTCTCTTCCTGTAATGCAGATTACTAACCCACCCAGAACTTTAAAGCCTTTTTCGCAGGCTTTGGTAAAAAATCTTGGCTTAGGTGTTAGTTTGGAAGAAATTGACATAAACCCTATAGACTGGCTTAATGAAATATCTTCAAGTGTAAATATCAATTTAACACAACTTGATATTTCAAGGGTTAGAGTTTCTGATTACGCCACAGCTAAAATGCAAATAATTGGCAGCAATGATCTTAGGAAGTATTATAAAGAAGAATTAGAGGGTAAAAAAATAAGAATTGACAGGCTTGTTTGCTCTGTTAATTCATTAGAATATTCCGGTAAGCTCAAGATCACCAATAGCGGCCTTGCTTATATTGATGTTAGAAATGAGAATGAGTTTACGAAAATCGTTTTTGATACGTTAAAAAAAGTCACCCTTCAATCATAGATGGCTTATAAGGAGTTACTTCACCTAACGCCTCGCCTTACTCGTTGTTCAACCTCGTAGGCGTCAGAATCAAGTTCTGACGCCTACAATGTTTCTTAATGCAGCCAGCTATCGTCCTCCCACACCTTCTGCATAATTTTCATCACTTGTTTTCTTTCTTCGTCCAGTTGCAGTCCGGTCAGTTCCACACCGTTAGAGCTACCTTTGCGGATACGAATTACCGTTTTGGGATACAGGGGGCGCAGATTGCGGTAAAGCTCGGATTCAAGGGCGTCCAGGGTAGACTGGCTAATTTTCTGCTCTTTATCGATCATTATTTCAATGCGCATAAAAGTCACCTCAGCTGATGACATCCATTGAGCGGTTGTATTCGTGGCTTCTGATTTTTGCCATGAGTTCATCAGTCAATTCAGAAACCCACTGCAGAGCCAGCCCCTTCTCTTCATCACTACACTCACTAGCCGCTACAAGCTTAAGAAAAAAATCAATGCGCTGGAGCTTCAAAGACTCCAAAAAATAGTCCTGCATTTTTCCTCCTATGACACCACAAGCAATACTGTACACATAACCACTGTTTATATTTACAGTATATAATAATCTTACTGATGTAAAACGTTTTTTTACGTTCATCAGCCTGATATGCCTGGTATTATTAAGAGCACGAATTGTTAACCCGCGTAATTAATACAGATCCCGCCACTTATCATCTTCCTGCAAACGCTGGTTCCGATAGAAGATACGCAGGCCTGCTCCTGACGGAATACTGCCGCCGCGAAGGAGTAAATCGACCTCTTTCTCGCTGCCATCAAATCCTCTGGACTTCAGTTCATAGACGAGCTGCTGTCGTTGATGGTCTGTAATTCGCTGTTTGTAGTCTCTACGCCGTTTCGGTTTCACCAGGCGTAACCTTGCAGCCAGTTCCCGGCGTTCTTTTTTGTTCATACTGTGCAGGTAATCGTGCAACTCCTTGTCATCCATACGGGTGATATCCGTTCTGGTATCCCCATCAGCTGATTTGTCTTTCCCTTGTTGGTACAAATTTTCAGCAAGGGGACAGTTATTGCCACGAGTCCAAGGGGCGCAAGCGCCCTGGTCGGCTGCCGCCTCCTGAACGTCAACGGCCTTACGAACCATTTTCCATTTCATTGCATGAGTGCAGATCTTGCCCTGTACAATGGGTGACCAGATGCCATAAATACGAATACCGTGATCGCCATAAGCGGTCGGCTCTTCGTTAATTTCATAAGCTGTTCTGATAAGGTGATATTTGCGGGGAACCAGTACGCCGCCCTGCTTCATGATGTAGGTGGCAAAACAGCCAGCATCAGCGGCAGCCAGGATGGCATCAAGGCGCGGGTTATCCAGTACCGGCGCACCTGCTTTTTTGTCACCCTGTTGCCTTGCCGCCTGACCAGCCAGCAATCGCAGTTCACGGTAAGCCTGACGCCCCGGAATGCCAAAGAAGCGGAATTGCTGAACACGATGCAGAGACGCCCAGGCATTAACGTATTCAGCGTTATCACGCAGAGATTTACCCGTTTCCTTGCTGATCTCGCCAGCCAGACCACGCCCGTCAATGTTCTTACTGATGTATTTCGCGATGTAGCTAGTCGGCGTTCCTTTGCGCGGGTTTATCAGCTCAGACTTAAAGCGTGGCCCCGTGTTATTACCCAGCTCCTCGCGGTCTTCACGGATAGCAAACTTACGCAACAATGCAGTAATGGCGCGGCGGTCTTTTTTGCGCATGAAACACAACAGGTGCCAGTGAACTGTGCCGTCATGATGCGGCTCAGCCACCCGCACGCCATACCAGCGCAACCCGGCTTTGTGCATCGCCTTACGAAATGCAGCAAACATGCCGACCAGATAATCACTGCTTTGTCTTACCGTCGCATTTGTCCAGGTCGGGTTGGGCCTGCCGTTATTTAGCGTGGAATGGAAACGTGACGGACAGGTGATGGTGTAGAAAACGGCGCAGTCACCGCGCATTTCCGCGATAAGCTCCAGACCTTTAACACAGGCCATCATCTCATTGCGGCGATGCGCAGGGTTGCTGCTGCTGGCGTTTACCACATCCTCCATGTCCAGCGTGTCGCCGTCTTCGTTCACCAGTTCATGAGAACGGAAAAACTCCAGCGACTTACGGCGCTGCTCACGTTTATGCATCACGGCTTCATAGCTGACATAGGGAGATGCTTTTTTGCTGACCAGGCAAACAGCACGCAACTGCTCTTCCCGCCATTCGCAACGCATCTTCCACAATTTCCGATACCACCAGTCGGCGCACAGCATACGCGCCAGCGACCCCGGAATGAGTTCATAGGGCACGGGTTTACGGCGGTTTCTTTTCCGGCGGAGTTGCTCAAACGCAGGCGGTATGACATCCAGTCGCAGGGTTTCCGCCGCCACCTTTTCCCATGTCTTGCGGATTTCTTCTGGCTTAACGTCATCGGTGGCATACAAATCGCCACAAGCGGCATCAAGGCACATGCTCATATGCGCAGCTACCAGGGTGGACAGGCGTTTCACCTGATCCTGACTCATTTCAGGCAGGATCAGCAGACCGTCCAGCCCTTCATGGCTTGCCATAAAGCGAAAAGAAGTGGATAGCTGACTGTCGCGTACATGCTCCAGTCGTTCCAGACATGGCTTAATCGTCTCACGCAAATAGCGGGAATAAGCCTTTGGCCTGCCCAGGCTGCTGAAGTATTCAATACGTTGCATCAGCGGCTTGCTGATATGGGAAGGCTGGGCGTTGACGTCCGCCAGAATGACCATATCCGGATTAAAACGCTGCTGCTCATGCGCCAGCTTTGCCCAACTAATGAGCTTATCCTGTTCCATTTCGCGCTGGACAGGATCACGGGATTCATTAAAGAAATAACGCTCCCAGACCTGATCACTCAGCGCCTCACGGCGCAGCTGTTCCTGCTCGTTATCGGCAGCGTACAGAGTGATCAGGTTTGAAAGCGCAGAAACCGGCGCAACTTCCGCCGGGTCCAGATAAGGGTTAATGGCCTTTTTCGGGCTGTTCCATGAGAATGCTGCGGCGACCTCGTTAAAGCCGCTGCAGTTGTTCATATCAGCATGGCTCATGCACGCACTCCGTACACGGCAGAACTATCCACGCCACGCAAAGGATCAAATCCCACCCAGCAGCGCGGCCCGGAAACAGCGATGATTTCTGTTGCAGATTTACTCTCACCAGCTGCCACACCGATGCTGCGTTTTGCCTTGATGTAGTGGTGAGTAAAATTGCGATACAGCGAACGGATCAGGGATGTGTCACTGTTAGAAACAATGACCGGATGTCCTTCTGATGACCGATGTTCAAGAACGGATGCCAGGTGATACTGGTCATCTTCAGTGAAACCATCAGTGTGATAGCCGGAAAACGTACCGTCATACGGCGGATCGCAATACACCACATCCCCCACCTGCAGCATCGCCAGCGTTTCATCAAAGCTTGCACAGATAAACGTTGCCCGCTGGGCTTTCTCTGCAAATGCGCGAATTTCTTTTTCAGGGAAATACGGATTTTTATAATTACCGTACGGAATGTTGAAATGCCCGCTCTTGTTATAGCGACATAAACCACGGTAACCGTGACGATTGAGATACAGGAAATATACCGCTTTCATGAAATCAGTAATTTCAGTTGAGTAATTAAACTCCTGCCTTATGTTGTAATAAGCCACCTCCCTGTTTGCTTCCTTAAATAAAACTCTGGCGCGAGATATAAACGATTCACAATCAGCGGCAACCTTTTTATAGAGGTTGATTAAATCAGGATTAATATCCGCAACCAGATAGCTTGGATAATCCGTCGCCATCATCACAGCACAGGAACCCGCGAAAGGTTCAACCAGTCGCGGGCCAGCAGGAAGGTGTTTTTTCAGTTCGGACATAATTGCGGTTTTATTTCCCGCCCATTTCAGGATGGTGCTCATACAGCACCTCCGTTGTAATGTTTGCCTTTCAGCTCTGCGATTTCCTGACAGGTAATGCAAAGCTGCACACCTGGAATGGCGCGGCGGCGTGCTGGCGGAATTGGCGCTTCACACTCAATGCAAAGCACGCGGGACACGCCCGGCATTTTGGCACGGGCAGCACGGATATGGCGCTGGCGTTCTTCTTCAACGCGCTGCTGTACGAGATCCATTGCATCAGCCATTAGTGGATCTCCTGCGCTTCGTTCTGGATTGCTTCAGCAGTTACACGCAGTAGTTCTGCTGCTTCGACGTGGTTTAGCTGGCGGGATGTGATATGACACGCCAGGCTATCAAGGCGAGCTGCCATTGCTTCAGCCCTTGCCCGGCGTTCTTCCAGACGAGCCTCTGTCAGTAAAATATTAAGCCCTGCATCATCCGGTCCGGTTTTAGTCGTGAGGGTTTCAATATTACGCATAATCAATTCTCCTGAATTTAGATAAAGGGATGCCCGGCGGGTTTACGCCATTAATTTCATTAGTTGGTTAATTCGGCATGGTTAGCCGTCTGGGAAATAAGCTCACCACTGCACGAAAATGATTCATTGCTTTAATCAACTCCCGCTTTTCGTCAGTGGTCAGCTCATTAATGCTGATGCTATGACGTTCAGCTGGAATTTTTGCCATAAAGAATATGGCAGCCAGTGCTCGTTTATTTTGTTCATTATTGATATCCCGTGGATCACGCATATCTTTAATAAACCGCTCAAGCTCTGACTCAATATTCAGGCCAAATACTTTCGCCCTTAACTCCGCAATGTGATTAAGTCCATTCAGGCGTTCACCGGGGCTTAATGGAACAGTCGCCGCAGCGCCATTAATTGCCATAATTCATATCCCCAAAACGCAACTATCGTTCTTTGTTCTTACGGTAACGCTCAAGGGGAGATACATTTTTTCGTACCGTCTCTTTAACCTGCTCTCCCCGTAAAAACGTCCCATCCTTTAGCGTGAAAAAGTAACTGCCATCGCCCGACAACGACGGATAACAACAGAGCAAATCATCTTCAGGTACTGAATAACTCTCCCCTCTGTAACGAAACTGATAAACCACTTCACTTTCCGCTGCATACATTTTGACTTTCTCCGTTTCCTCGTGGTCAATTCAGACAGCAATTCATCTTGTGAATGACATGGATGCCAGCGTTTACCATCCTCACCCATGATCCAGCCGTGACCGTAGTGCATTGCCGGGCTTTGTTTTACCAGCAGCGATGCAAATGATGGTTCTTTCGTCAGCATAAGCACCTCACAGCAAACCGAATGAAGCACCGAGCCAGTCACGGTATCAACTGCACTCGCCATCGCAGGATTAGCCTGTAAACGGGCCTGCAATGAAACAGCCGCCAGCGCCATCAGTCGTGTTACAGAATTAATGCTGCTGATCGCATCGCGACGGCCTGCACTGGTTTTTACATCGCCAGAAACCGCACCTGCAGCAACACGCCCGATCTCTGCGGTTGCACTCATGACGTAATGTGGCAGTCTCTCTTTTGCCACCTCATTTACCGGTATACATGGCAGGCAGTGAATCTGAGCCAGAAATCCATCAACCAGTGTTGGGTCTTCAGTGAGATCGGTTAACTGCCAGATATCTGACGCAGTAAGTTGGTGTGGTTGTTCCGGGTTGAGCTTGTTACGCAAGGTTTGAACGTTCATACCTGCGCGCTCTGCCAGCTTCGCCATGTTGTGTCGTAGGGCGAAGGCCCGGCAGGCTTCATTGAAATGGGGATGTTTTGAAATGCGATAGTCAAACATAGTCAGTTGCTCCGTGAAGTCTCAAAATGGAACTAGTTGATAGTCACGTTGCAATCAGAGAGGGCATCGATCGTCATCGCAGCAATGTTAATCATCACTTTTTCACGCTTTTTATCCTTACGTAGGCGATGACGAGGCAAACGCCCATCTGCAAGCATGTCGTTAATTGTGTCGATAGATAAGCCAGTGAGTTCACTATATCTTTCTATAGTAACGTGGGGGGTGATGAGAGTGATTGAAATGTTAGGTCTCATGATGCAACATTCCTCTTTTAGCAATGATTAATCAGGATGAATACTGATCGTTTGTATTATGTGAACACTGCAAACATACGATCACATCATGAAATCGTCAAGGTAAAAGTTCACTTGGAGTGACCATGAATTTGGAAAAAGGCGGTCGTGGGGCCATAGAGCGCATGGTTGAAGCCTATGGTTTCAAGACAAGACAAGCTTTGTGTGATCATTTGGGCATTTCTAAAAGCACCTTAGCCACGCGCTATATGCGTGATTCATTCCCGGCAGAATGGGTAATCCAATGTGCACTTGAAACCGGCACGTCGCTAGAGTGGCTAACTACTGGGCAAGGTTCAAAAGAAAGTTCACAAAAAGAAAACACAAAAGAGATCGAAAGGAAGATTTTATCAAGCGGAAAACTACTTCCTGATGGTTACTACATTTTCGACAACAACTTTTTGCCTGAAAAACTAAAAAAACCTTTTGTTGTGATCGATGGCGCATCAGAGTTTATCTGTGATTCGGATTATGAGGATGTACGTGATGGTAAGTGGATCGTTGATATTGATGGCGAGGTTGCTATCAGGAATCTGACAAGACTGCCGGGACGTCGTCTAAATGTCGATGGTGGCAGCAGTTCCTTTGAATGCAAAATAGATGAAATTGATATCATAGGAAAAATTAGAAGCGCGATCGTCAATTATTAAAATTAATGTATAAGGAAATAAATATGTTTTATAAATCTATACATATCCTACTTATTTGTTTATTTATTACTTTACCTATTACAAGTTTTGCAAAAAATTATCCATGTTCTGGTAAGAAAGGGGGAGTTTCACATTGTACATCTGATGGGAAGTTCGTTTGCAATGATGGAACGCAAAGCAAGTCAAAGAAAATATGTTCTAAAAACTAAGGTTGCTTCATATGAATAATGATATGACTTTTGAAAACAGAGATGAGTATAATAGAAAAATCATTGCTGAAAAAATAATAAGCTTACTCGAGTCCCCCTTAAAAATATCCCCTATTGTTATCGATGGGGACTGGGGTACCGGTAAAACCGAATTTTCAAAAAAATTAGCGGCATTGATTGAAAAAAATGAATCTGGGCATAAAGTAGTATATATTGATGCATTTACTGAAGATCATAATGATGCTCCCATACTTACTATAATGGCTGCAATAGTTGCATTATATCCAGAGAGTGAAAAGAAGGAATTAATATCAAAGGCATTACCAGCATTGAGATTTGGACTTAAAACTGTACTCAAAGCTGGCGCTGGGTGGATTTTAAAACAAAATGCAGATGATATTGCGGATGAATTCGAAGATGCTATTAAAGATGCGGCTAACTCAGCTATAGATGGTACTGTAGAAGCACTGCTTGATGATCATATTGAAGCAAAGAAACATTTGCTTGCTCTCAAGGAAGTACTTGCTGAACTAACTAGCGAAAATAAAATAACAATTATCATTGACGAACTTGACCGTTGTAAACCAAGCTTTGCCATCTCTATCATCGAAAATATAAAACATGTTTTTGACACTGAAAATCTTAACTTCTTGTTAGTTGCTAACATCTCACAATTGAAAGCATCAATAAATCATATTTACGGTGCAGGTGTTGACTCAGAAAGATATCTTGATAAATTTATAAAATTCACTTACAGCCTGCCAGTGACTTTCACTGAAAACAATTACGATAAAATTTTGGCTTCGAACTCTCATTTTAGAATGCTATGTAACGAGTCTGAAAGACTAAAAGAAATTGGAGAAAGTAGTATTCATATAGTTCAAAAATTTATCGAACTAAAAGGCTTGTCGCTACGGGAAGTTGAAACCTTATCAAGATATCTAGAAATTTATCAAATTTTATCTCAAAATGAAATCAGCAATAAATTTATACCAGGCTATTGCTGTTATCGAACCCTTGCAGTAATTCTTTATTCGTTTGGTCGTGAACTGGCCCTTAACTACGTAGAAGATAAAATAGATGCACAATTAATAATTAATTTCTTCGGTGTTAATAGACTCCCATATCAGACAGATCAATATAACATCAACATCTACTATTATGCATTATTTGGTATAACTTATAAATATATGCCAGAAGGTTCTCCTTTACTTCCTTCTGAAAACGATGAAAAAAACAGATGGGCTGAAATAAGTGATTATCATATTTTAAAAGGAAATGCAGGTGTAGAAGACCCTGTTAGAATATTCAAAAACACCTTAAAAGTTTTCTTGCTCCAATGAAATGTTTGATTGAAGATCTTTAAACATTGACCACTGTTCAAACATACAGTTAAATTTAGTCCTCAGACATGAGGACTTTTTTATGGCAGTACGAAAACTCACCACAGGAAAATGGCTGTGCGAATGTTATCCCGCCGGACGTAGTGGACGTCGTGTGCGTAAACAATTCGCCACCAAAGGCGAAGCTCTGGCTTTTGAGCGTCACACGATGGAAGAAACCGAAGCAAAGCCTTGGCTAGGTGAATCAGTGGATCGTCGAACACTGAAAGACGTGGTTGAGCTATGGTTCAAATTACATGGTAAATCTCTGACTGCTGGGCAGCATGTCTATGACAAATTGCTGCTGATGGTTAACGCTCTGGGCAATCCTCTTGCAACCGATCTCACCTCTAAAATGTTTGCCCACTATCGAGATAAACGCCTGACAGGTGAGATCTACTTCAGCGAGAAATGGAAGAAAGGAGCCAGCCCGGTCACCATTAACCTGGAGCAAAGCTATCTAAGTAGTGTTTTTAGCGAACTATCCCGCCTGGGCGAATGGTCGTATCCAAACCCACTGGAGAACATGCGAAAATTCACCATCGCAGAAAAAGAGATGGCATGGCTTACCCATGAGCAGATTGTTGAACTGCTGGCTGATTGCAAACGTCAGGACCCAATTCTGGCACTGGTAGTCAAGATATGCTTAAGCACAGGCGCACGCTGGCGAGAAGCAATAAACCTTACCCGATCACAGGTGACTAAATACCGAATTACCTTTGTAAGAACGAAGGGGAAGAAAAACAGAAGCATCCCTATCAGTAAAGAGCTTTATGAAGAGATCATGGCGCTTGATGGGTTCAATTTCTTCACAGACTGCTATTTTCAATTTTTATCCGTGATGGAAAAAACGTCAATCGTGCTCCCTCGCGGTCAACTGACACACGTTCTGCGCCATACGTTTGCGGCACATTTCATGATGTCGGGTGGAAATATCCTTGCTTTGCAAAAAATCCTCGGACATCACGATATAAAAATGACTATGCGTTACGCTCATCTGGCACCGGATCATCTGGAAACGGCGCTCCGTTTCAATCCTCTGGCAACGCTGCCAAGTGGCGACAAAGTGGCGGCAGCGGTTGGCATTACCCCGTAA